TTCTGTTTCTAAAGCAGCTTCAACTTGACCTTCATAAAAATAATGTTTAGGAATTAATCTGGTTATTAAATTTGGATTAAATTCATCATATTGGGAAGCACTTAATGCGTATTCATTTCTGTAAGCTAAGACTTCTGGATGATTGCCAAACAATATTGGAGATAACGAAACTGTTTCATATACAACAGGGGTACTGCCAAAATAAGAACCGGTAGCTATATTTCGAACGCCTAATGTTTGTCCGGCAAGACTTAATCTACCATGCAAGCTATTTGAAGAAGCATCAATGACAATTAAACTATTGCTACCAGATGGTTCATTAAACTTATAGTACAATTTCAAGTCTTCTTGTGCAAATACTGATTTTTTATATAATTGATATATGTCATCTTTAGAACGTACTGAGCTCCAAATTCTAAGTTCGTCTAGAGCACCAGATAAAGTATTTGTTGGTGTAAACCCAACTGAAGAAAATACAGAGCCGGAACCAATGTATAAATTGGCTGCAAAATCCATAGTATCCAGCTCTATAGGAGCAGAGCTACTAGTATATAGTTTGCCGTTAATAAAGCATGTTATTCCGTTAAATCCCGGGGTTCTATTTAATACCCAAGCATAATGATTCCATGTGCCCTTTTCAGCAATAGCAGAAACTGTTTCTGAAACCGAACCAGAAGCTATATAAAAACTGCTGGTTGCATATGCAGTAGAAGTTGTAGAATTTAATCCAAATAAATAACCAAAGCTTCCACTATGTCGATCTAATATGACTTGATTAGCATTTGCTTTTGTTGGAACATATAGCCAATATTCAATCGTTAACGGATCATTCTTGAAGTTAAGAATTGAACTACCATCTCTATTTCGTGAAGCTTCAGTATATTGGGCACCAGCTTGATCTAATACAGTTATGTATGTACCACCAGCAGCTTCATATCCGGCGTTAGTACCAGAGAAAAATAAATAACCTACGTTTTTAGGATAATAGTCATATACGTATTTTTCAAATCCAGTAAGACTATCTAAGAAAGTATCGGTTTCTTTTTGAGTACCATCAAATGGAAATCCATTTTGTATTTTATCAAATGCAACGTTTAACTTAACTTGTGCAGAATTGAAGAATGTATGATTTTCAAATTTACTCCAATCAATATTCAATTGCTGAGTAGAACGAAGTCCAGTACCGGGAGTTGTATATTTAAATGATTCTGTAACGTCTGTTGTCAGTTCAGGATCAATAGTTGCTAGCGTATAATAAACGGAATTATTTGACGGACTCTTCATAGACCGCACAAGAGAGGGTGTAAAAAGTCCTGGTTTACCGGTTAATAGCTTATTTGAATTATCGATAGGCATTATGGCATCACCTTAAATCTAAATCCAGCATTACTAATCAAGTAATCCTTGCCACCATAAGTAATCATCAATTCAATTTCGTATACTTCACCCTGAGCAAAGTCCCCCATCCAAAGATCAAAATACATGCCCTCGGCATCATAAGAGCAAAGTGTAGCTACATCATCAAATGGAACAACAACCTTACGAGAATAAGCATTAATCATTCTCCATTTAAGGTTATCTAATATAACGCTCTTTGGTTGTAATGGCAATCTACTTGCAGACTGCTCCGTATTGTAATCCAATGCAAAGATACGCAATCTTGCCTGCTCTGTGCCCTTATACTCTTGTTTAAGGTTGGTTATGTTGACTACCCAGTTCTTCTCCTCTACGTTGCTTATAGAGCCTTGTGGGAGCTTATAGAGGGTCTTACCAGCGGCATAGGTAAGAGTACCGTCTAAGCTGGTCCATGCATACGTAAACTCTTGAGGAGTAGAACCGGTAAGGAAATCTTTAAGTACGGTATTCTCTACCGTATTAAAGTTAACATCAGCATAGTAAATACCGGTTTGTGGAAGGCTACCAATTAGATACTGGCTACCAAGGAAGCTCTGAGTTATAGCATAAAGACTACGGGTTAAATGATTAATACTGGCACTATGAGATATGGAGAAGCTGGAAGTGTAATATGTGAGATATTTGGCTCCATATAGATTTAATAATAGGCTATTAGCTCCAGTTATCTCTGTGCTACCAGAGAAGTAGTTTTGATATCCGCCATTAATACGATTAAATGTAAACAAACTCTGGGAAACGTTAAACATAGTGTCGCCCATATCATCTCTTAACTGATCATTGTATTTGATTACGAGCTGTGGATGAAGGTCCGCATTATTAGCATGGCGAGTTCCAAATCTCTTAACAAAGCGAGTAATGCTGTCTTGTTCTTGAGCATCAATAAAAGATAATCTCCAGCCATAGTTTGGAAGATCACCTGCTATAGCTGCACTAACAAGAGTGGTTACGTCCATATAAAGATTTTCATCACCACGGCCAAACTGCTGAGTGACCGTTAAATCTTGTAATCCAGCACCTAAATTACCAGAAACGATGATATCAATATTTGGATCGCCAAGAGAACCGCTCTCTGCTGCTCCAGACAAAAACCATACGTTTGGAGTTCCTGTGATTACGGAAGCGGTAAGGAAATTTGCTGTATCTAAATCACGAAATGCAACAACATCAAAGCCCCTACCTTCATCCCAACTTTGAGAAAGTGGTATAAGCCTTATAGAAAAGTTTGAAGGGGTAGTTTGACCACCATACACGTCTTTAAGGGACAGATAAGCCTTGAAGCTTGAGTCGTTGATATTAAGGAATGAAGCAGTTATTTGCTGAAGAGGTTCATAATCAAATTGCAACAATCCACGAGTAAGTTCAACAACTCCTGTAAGTTTGGTTGAGGCACTTATAATAGTAGTTTCATCATATAACTTGAATAGGTCGAGGGTGGCGGCTTGTCCCACATTAGATGTAGTGCAACGTTCACCAGCAATATATTTGTTGGTTATATAAGTGTCTTTGCTTGCTGTTAATATTCTATACATGATATCAAACCGCTATTCCTATTAAATCATAATTTGGATATCTAACTTCGAAGATTGATCCAGGCGGACCAAAGATTAATCCTTTACTAGTATAAGCATTAACATCAAAATCTTGATCAGAATATTGTCTTCCATCAATGGTACCATTTAATGAATCAATAGAGATGTTTGGAACTGATATAACACCAGGAGTATTAAAGATTATGTTTTGCACATCATTGATAACAAATGGTTGATCGATGTTATAATTGGTATTGTTGGTATAGGTCTTAAGCTTATTCAATACAGCCTGAAGTACTAGTTCTTTGTTTTCCGTAGGATCGACCATTACTTCAAATTTAATCTGAAGGTTTATAACTCGGGCATCTAGAATATCGATAGCATCAGATATCATTCTATATTGGTTCAAATAGGTTACTAAGTTCTTTTTGAGAGTATCGCTGGCATATACTAATCGATTGCTATTATTTCGGCAGATAACAAATAACTGTGCTGCTAGTGGATTATTTGGATTTGTTTGTATGCTGGCACGGAAGACACGACCAAAGTTAGATGGAAGTGTATATACACGTGCCAACAAATCTTCACGGGTAACAATTCTGCCTTGCGTAGCTTGATAGGCAGGTATTCTACTTTTAAGAGTTTCTATAGTTGGTGCTTCTGCACCACCAGAGGCTGGTTTAGCATTATTAACATCGATAGAGTTTCTTACATAGGCAGCAACATTAGATGTAGGGTTTTTTGGAAAGAATATATATAAGGTCGTGACCGCATTGATAGAGCCGGCATCAACATTATGAGATAAACCACCACCGTATCGATAAGAAACGTTTAAGGTTGTATTTTGTCCACAAACTCCAAGGGTAGTTGTTTGAAGAAGATTGCCAGGATTAATTGTAAACCTAGATACTACTTTTTTACCGTATAATGGTAAAGCTAACTCACTTGGATCTGGGATAATATCATCATTAAGGGTTGCTCCAGAACCGCCACCAAATATCAATGTAGTATTTCTTGTTTGCAAATTCACTTCTTTTGTGAATCGGTAAGGAGCTGGTATTGGTATCATGTTCTCTGAAACTATATTTTTATCATATCCTACGTTTGTTGCTGCTTTATATACTGTATCTTGAGTTAAATACTCGACTTCATAATATATGTTTCCATCTGAATCTGTGACAGATATGATATCCGTGACTGATGGATTTCCTAAGCCAATTCTGCGAAAAGGGACAAAAGAACCTACAGTAAAAGCTTCTACGGTTCTTTTGCCAGATATGCAAATGCCATCAAGAGACATAACATAATTTTGTGGTATATTATTTTGATTTTTGCTACCGATTTTAACATCAGCCATGTAGCTTCCATCATCGTTTTTCTGACTGAAATCTAAATTTTCTGTAAGAGTAAACTCTGTGCCATTTCCGGCTCGTGCAATTGTATTTTGTTTAATAATAGGTAAAGCTTCTGGTAATGGACCCAACCCATCTGAGGTTGCTGGTACTTTTATATAAAACGTTACTGTGCATACTGCGGGTGCTGCTCCGACAATAGGTACACCGGCTTTACGCAAATGTCTTTCAATATTATTGTTTTCCGAAGCAGTTTCTGGAAAAGACTCAAAAAATTGCTGATCTAGATAGAAACTTTGTACGTCTCCAACATATGCAGCTAAGTCTAATAACAAACCACCTAAACTAGCCTCCGAGAAGTCTTGAATGTTATTAGGGAAATATGTTCTAGCATATTGCAATAGATCATTACGTAAAGCGTCAAAATCTTTATTAAGATAACGGCGCTGGCGAATTTGTTTTAGTAGTTCTTTTTTGCTTTCATTTACCATATATTATTACACTATATACATATCAACTTCTATTAATGTTTCTTGTAGCCCAGCAGTAGGTACACGATAAGCTATTAACAATTTTATTATTCCGGTATCAATATTTTCAGTTCTATTTGCTTTTGATTCATATCCAATCAATTCAACAAAAGGCATATAAGTTGTCACGGTGCTTTTAATCCGACGCATCACTTCCTGATCAAAACTTTCTTTATTCGAATATTCTGTGAGCAAAGGTCTTATATTGGCACCAAAATCATAAAATCCTAATCTTTCACCTTTATTTGTAAGTATCAAATTTCTAAGATTATCGGATATCTGATTCGCCAAATTATAATGCATTTTGAATATAGAATTGTGTTCAGAATCCAATTCAAGCGGTGTTTTAAAACCAATTGGTATCGATACGGTTTCAGTTGCAACTGAAGACCCGCTATTCTGTAAACCAACATCTTTAAAACTTAAAAGTGCCATATCGTTTAATTAGCTCGACAATGAAAATCATGTGCTCGGCGTTGTACCTGGTGCATAGTTTGTAATAGAACCAGGACTAACATTCGAGCTTCCGGAATTAATAACAAAAGCACCTGGCTGTATTAACCATGTTTTTAACGTTTCTAACTGCCCACTAACATAATCATCGACTGCCGTAGCAATTCCATCGGCTATAGCTTGTACTTGTGTTGTCGGCTGTCCATCTTCGCCTTTTGGAAAAACGTCTTGTATAACAGCTTTTAATTCGTCTTTTGTCATATTATTCACCAAAAACTTTCTTGGATTTAGCTTTTTCTATATCTGGATTATACGCATCTTTTGATTTTGGCGTACCGTCAATTGTATCCGGAGCTCCTAGTGTTGGTATCTGCGTCACCGCCGTCGTTAAATTTACAATTGGCACACCTAAACTATCAGTAGTTCCTGTAAAAGCATTCTGAATTAAATCTTTTAATTTCGAAACATATGTTCTCAAATCATTAATTTCAGTTCTTAAAACGTTTATTGTATTTTCATAGGCGGCATATCTGATATATGGTTGTGCTTCGCCAGTAGCTTGACCTAGATATATTCTATTGGCATCAACCTGTATCTTGCCTTCTTTGTTGAAATAAATGTAAGCAAGATTACCATCCGGATCAGAGTCTGGTTCTACACCATCGGTAGGAGTATATGTGTTTTTAGCGCCCTCTCTAACAATCAATATTGTACCGGCAATATTTTCAGAACCTGTGTCGGTCTGCGGCTCTCTTCTGGCTATTAATCTTACATGATCGGCTTTGGCAACTACGTAGCTTCTGCCTATAGCTCCATTTTCTGGTGGCTGTTCATTTGGAATAGCTCCTTCTGGATATTCCAAGCCAAAATCTGGAATAAGTCGATAGTTTTCATCAACACGGCTTTGTTGAACAACATACACACGTGCCGCATCATAGATTGGATCCGGATTACCTTCTAATGGATTAGCTATATTTTCTCTGGAGGATCGATATGGGTTTTTATCTGTTTCTGTAAATCCTCTAGTATTTGTGACAATCAAGGGAGAAGTAGAATCAGTACCAGCCGGATTGGTAGTTGAATCGCCGCCACGAGGATCTGCTGCCGCTTCTAGGAAATATCTGCCACGACCAACAACTAAATCAATGGCACCTGCTTGTCTCGGTCCTTTATTAGATGCACTTACTATATCGATAGGATTGGCTTGTATTGCCCCTTCTATCGGACCATTACGATCTTCTCCAAGCATTATAAGAGCATTATTTGCACCTTGCAAAATAAACTCTTGCGGCCGCTTCTTCCATCTTGGTACCGGTTCCGGAGTTATATATTGAGTCGCTGCGGCGCTTTCAAATATAGCATCATATGGATTTATAGTTACATCAGTTCCATATGGCAAAGTAGCAGTAGCTACCGAATTTCCACCATTTTGAAACGTTTCTTGGATTTCTTCTGTTGGACGACTAACAGATTCGGAAGTTGTATAATATAGACGATTTATTGTTGGATCAAATCTTCTGTCTAAATGAGTGTAGTTTGGATCTTCAATAGTATTATATGCATGAACACGAGTCATCCAGAACCCAACTGTTTTCCCGGTAGTTGCTATATCTTCATATACAACATATATTTGCTCCCCTGGCGCAATTGGGGTCATAATATGTGAGGACCAAAGTGGAAAAAATATGCTAGTCCACGAGGCGTCTGATTGTCTTGAAGAAACTACTTTGGCAATAACAGTATTAGGAGTCATTACCGGCAATAACTCTGGATTATCTACTATGAAGCTTAATCTTTGGACTTCTTCATCGGTTAGAAAATCCGGATTTGTTATAACATCGATAACAACGGCTCTAAATAACTGTGGAGGCGCACCAGAACTAAGCAAGCCTCGATAGGTCATTCTCAGCGCATCATATGGACCCTCAGTTAAACTTTTGCCTATATTAGTAGAATAATTTGCCATACGTATAGATATAAACTATATCAATATTTAACGTATGACCAATATCAATTAACGTCCGTATCTACCAATCCCCAAAATCTGATTAATAGGAGCAAAAGAACCAGTTAGCTTATAAGTTGAGCCGTTATAGCTAAACACCACTCCTTCAATGGAACTGCTGACATTACCAATATCTCCCAAACGACTCAACTCCTTTTGCAAAAGGATCTTAGAACGTTCATCCCCACTCCTGTCGATATTGGCAATCTCCTGCTCAACTTCCCGACGCAAACGTTCAATCTCATTAGCTGGATTATAAATCAAACCACTCTGAACGTTAGAGAGAATCCGAATACCAAAGGCAAAAAATACCTCACGAATTGGCTCGACAAAATCTGCATATAGCTTGGGACCATCCTTAAGCAATCCATGAATTTGAGCATGGTAAATCTTCGGAAGTAGATTGGCTACATATGGCTTCTTAGCCGTTAGCAACGTATCAAAGTCTGAGATTAGCTCTGCAATATACAGCTTATCATCATCGTCAATATCCAGATTAGAAAGGTGCTTCTCTACCAAATACTCTTCAAACATATCGCCAAGAGTATTGTCATTAACGTAATCTCCTTGAACCCTATTAATCAATTCAATTGCGTCCAACAATGCTTCATTGTCATGGCACCGTGGCATTGCAACATTAACAGGAGAAAGGATTTGCCACCCTGTATGCGAAATATACTTTTGCATACGGCTAACGCAAGAAACTAGATGATCAAAATGATTGCCACTACGATGCAGCACAACAGCATTGGTATCATAATGAATGACGTTTGGATTTAGACGCCCAACAATCTCAGCAGAATACCATGTATTGCCGTTATTAAATATGTTTTGCAACTCCCATTGAGCCAGAACAGTCAATCCCTGAGACAATGCCTTATAAGCCTCTCCAAAGGCTTCTGCTACGCTTGGCTTATCTGCCCACTTAGCATGAATATCTGCAAGAGAAATACCACCAGAAGCAATATGACTCTTATTGCGGGCAAATCTCAAACCAAAGGGACCATAAGTAAAGTACGTATTCTGTCCATCAAGCTTTTCGGTAACGCCATGAAGCTTACCCAGGTGAGCTCGATATAGAATACACTTTAGATCGCCAAACGTTAGGTGACGATCTTCATGCAAATGAGACATATGACCGGCAAGACCACTCATACAAATATTATATCATATTTGGAGTGGGGTTTAAACTTATTTATTGCTGCATATTTCCGGTGGTTTTTTGGATTTTGTCATATATATCATCTTCTGACATCATTTCATCCAAATCCTCTTCACTTGCCTTGGAAACTAACTCAGTTAACTTTAAAATCTGGTCATTTGCCTTGCTCATACGTTCCATATAACGAGACAAGTTCTGACCGTGGATAGCGTGCTCATTAGGATTGGCATGAACATATCCATAAAGGTCTATCCACATGATATAGGCATTCTTACGATCCTGCACCGCATTCTCATATATCTGCTTCCAGAGAGCCTTCTGCTTATCTTCTACAGAGGATATCTGATTAAGAAGCGAAGAAAAGTCATGTAGCTGTTTATTAATCTTTTCATCAAGGTCGTCTATATTAGGACGCCGGAAGCCAACTTCCATTCCAGTTATATCAGGTTCGTCTGGAGGAGTTTGAGCAACGAATGTTGGGGCAGCGGGCTGATAAACAGGAGTCTTTTTCTTTGCCATACCCCTAAGTATTGCACCCTTAACAACTTATTTGTATAATCAAATATAATGATAATCAAAGAATAAAATCATCACTATTTTTAACATCACGATAATGTCTCTTAAGAGAACTCAATACGATACTAAGTTGTTTGGAACTAAGAGTTGTGAGTTCCCTTACATAGAGTAGTATCGCTCTCTTACTTAGGAGGTCAACGTCTTCAAGATTGTTAATAAGAACCTTAATGGCATTTACAACCATCTTTTCGTTATCAGTCTTTGTTTTACCTTCTATGGCGGCTACAAGCTTTACAAGATAGTCATGAGTATTAACCATCATATAGAGTTCTTCAAAGCCAGGATGATATTGTTGTGTCTCAATCTGCTCTATATCCTCTTTTGAAAGATTATCACGATCATCGATAGAGACATAACTCTGAACACGTTTAATATTTTGCTTGCTTTTAATCGTAAGCCAGTTCTTTGCTACAACATTAAAATAAGAGAAAGCTTTAGAACCTTTTTCAGCATTAAACTTATCAACGGCTGTATATAGGAACTGGAGACATTCGTGCTTGAGGTCTTGCTTGCTCTCATACATTACTGAAAACCCGTAAACGTTTATCAGATTTTCTACAAGACTATCAAAGGCAGGAAGTATCTCCTTGACGTAAATCTTTTTCTTTTTTTCTGTATCCGGTTCTTGCTGATAGACTACAATTTGCTCTTGGGTTTTATCTGTAAAATAATTGACAAGCGTTGGTTGATCACCTTTGCGCTTAATCTTTTTACGATTTTTCTTTTTATCGGGATATATGATTGGAGGAATGGAGTCAGCTACAGTTTCAACCGTTACTAAATCACTAAATTCTTCTAATTGATCAGATATATCAACGGTTGATTTCTTGCGATACTTCATCCAAGTCTCCTCGTCGTAAACGCTCTCTCATTAGTCTTTCCTGTATTTCACGGATATCCGGTTCTTCTTCAACGACAACCGTATATTTCTGCTTACTACGTTCAACAAACTTAAGAGCTACACGATTAACTGACATTTTGCTCTTTTTAACTTCTGCCATTGCTTCTTGAACAACAATCTGAACTTCTTTGCTATCGAAGAACAATCTCATTCCCAATATTTTCTCTAATGTTTTTTCCGTATCTTCCAATGCCTCAACAGCATCAGAAAAATCATCTTCGATAATCATAATAATACGGGCAAACCGAATTATATAATATATAGCTACTCCTAACAAAATTAATAGGAGGAAACTTAATATTCCAAATAACCAACTCATCCTAATACGTCCTTAAGAGCTTCGGTATACTGAACAGCAACTGCCTCAAAAGAATATTCCTTCTTAAGAGTTGCTGATAAATCCCGAGCCCATTGCTGTGGCATCTGTGGACTATCTACAAACTTCTTAACACGGTGTTTGAAATCATCTTCTTTTACATTTGCCCATTTAGCATTAGGCATCCAAATCTGATTATCTACACGAGATTCATGGATTTGCTCAAGTCTATAATCAAGCTTTACATATTTGCCTTTGTTAAGGAACTCTGTATGAGCACTCCAACCGGTAGCAATAACTGGAAGACCAGAGGCAGCAGCTTCAAGAATAGGAAGTCCAAAGCCCTCACCTCTTGTTGGAGCTACAAGAGCCTTAATCTTTGGATGACGATATACCGCTGCAACTTCATCATCTGTCATATCGCCATGCAATAGATAAAATCTAGGGAATGGCGAACCTTTCTTTGTTTCCATGGTTAATTGAGCTAACATGTTGGTTGTTCTTATGCGATCAACAACAGTATGACGACCAGTATTTGTTTTAACAACAACACCAACATTTTCATTATCTTTGAACTGTTCACTTAGCCATTTTACAGTATAAAACAGATTCTTACGATCATTCTCTGGATTATTGCCAGTTAACTGGCCAAATACTAAAAAGTTAAAATCAGTTGGTATATCCAAATCAAGGGTCGGGAGTTCTGGCTTCGCTACGCTATCAATAAAAGCTTCTGGAATAACAACTACCTTTGTTTTTATTTCGCCAGTATTTGCGAATACACTCTTAACAAACTCTGATGGAACGATTACAAGATCCATACGATTAATAGCTGAAATCCATGCAGGATTGCAAACATCACTTTCAACACCAGCAGTTATACCAATATTAAAATCCGCAAGAAAAGGATTCCATTCATTTGGCAACTGTAGCTGTATAGAAACATCATATTTGTCTCTTTTGCCGGCAGCTTGAAGTAAACGTCCTACAAGACCATCATGAGCATATACATCAACAAGCCAAGGAGTAGCACCCCATGGAAGAGGCTCTGTAACAACATCAATATTACCTGTTTTATCTGCTAAATCAAATAACCAACGAGCTACTTGACGAGCATGAACACCATAACCGCTTTCGGTTAATACTGGAC